GCCTGTTACAGTAAAAATAATGAAAGGGTCTCCGGTTCCATCATGGTCTCCGATAGCATTTACTGTTCCGCCATCAAACGTGATGGTGCTTTGGGCATGTCTCCACTTGTTATGCTTGGAATCCGAATAATCCCAATCTGTCTTTGCCATCTACTTCTCCTCCAGTTTCTTCTTAAGGATATCGACAATCATTATCCTATCTTTATTCCCTTTCTCAATCCTCAAGAGCTGTCCGAGTGTCTCTTTATCCAAATCATCTCCATTGATGGCATTCTTGACAACATACAATCCCCTATTCAGATAATCATCTAGCATGGGAGAGTCAGCAGACTTCTCCTTTTTCTTTTCTTCTATCTTCTTTGGCTTGTCTGCTGACTTGATTGGCTTGTCTTCGGTTTCCACGACTGGAGACTTGTCATAGGCTTTGTTCCAGATTAAAGCTTTTTCATCTGGCACAATTTCGTCTTTCTTGTATCCTCCAATATCTGTCAATGCTTTCCACATGTTTTTCCCTCCTTTAAGTTTCATTAGAGGCCAAAAAATAAATGCCTCTCATCAAGTGGTACTATCCTATTTCTTTCCGTACAGGGTCATGCAGACTTTCAAGGCCGATAGACCTGTAGCATTTATGGTGACTGTGCCACCACTCACATCACAGGACAACGGAAGTGAAAGTGTAGCTGCATCTTCCATAATGGTTGCTTGAACTCCCTCAACCTTTCCAAACTTTTTGCTTACATATGTATTTGTGTCTGAAGCGGTCAAGATAACAACCTCTTCAGAGGGGTTGTTAACCTCAAGCCTTGCTGTTACAGTTGCGGCTGCCATCTATGTCACCTCTAATCCTCGCTGTACACAACATACCCATAGGTTGTTCCAGTTGTTCCACCGGATAGTGTGAGCTTGGTTCCAGAGTGGGTGTATGTCAGTCCGACTGTGCCTTCTTGCACTCCATCAGTACTCGAATCCAATGTGACTGCGTTGTATTCTATGATTGTTCCAGTTGATTGGAAATAGGTGTCTGTAACAATCCAATCCGCATCCGTTACTTTAGTCACCTTGAACCAGTACTTCACCAGTCTCATCGGTGTTCCCCTTGTTACTGTGCTATGGATGTACTCCTTTTGCACCACTGAAGGTGTTAACGCTGCTGCTGTCATAAGATCCTCCTCCTCCTTTTTATGACTTTTTTATTTTTTATCGTGGATTCCTTACGGGAATCACTCGAAAGAGAGAGTAGCCGTTAAGCTACTCTCGGTTTATCTCCTCTAAGATGTAGCGCATCCGTAGATTTGCACCAGTCTTCGCGGAGCCCGATTGTATGTAGCAAAGTATGTCTTTATGAATGCGTCTTCGCTGTCTGCTGTCTTACCGAGCCTCTCGATAGTTGGTGGAACCCAAATGGCCACTCTGTGTGTCTCCGTATCAATGAGCCACCAGTCATCCGTGTTGCAATCCTTGTCCTCAAAGATTGGAACTCCATCCACAAACAAGTCCGTTGAGAAACCAAAGTCTGTGTTCTTGGATGTCAGCATTCGTCTGGCATCATCAAACTTGCCTCTCATCATGTCTCCTTGTGTGTGATGGGTTATCCATACTAGATTGCTTTTGTCTGCTCCTTCTACAACTGCTTGCCTCACTGCAGCTCTCATGTTTCCCATCGAGATTGTTGCTGAAGCCTGGTCAATATATGTGTCTCCGGCTGCATCAGGATTCAATAGGTTGGTTGTGCTTCTTGTCAAGCTGTAGAGTGTGGTGTTCCCTGCACTATCGGACACATACTCGAAACCGAGACATTCTGCGTCAGTCTCAGCTCCCTTCTCTGCAAACAGAGCTGCATTGATTACTGCCAGCAAGTCCGTCGCTGAGTCCATGACTTCTTGTGCGAACACATCTGAGACTGGACCTCCACGAGCTGCAGCAATCATATCACCATCAACAGAGACACCGACCTGTGCTTTCTTAAATTTGGTCTGATATTTGAGCCGGCCCACGTTGCCAGTTGCCACTGAATTGCCAGTGTAGAACGCTGCACTTGTGTTAGCTGTGGTCTTCAGAGTGAACTGCACCTGGCTGTTTCCTTTCTTGCTGAAATCATCTTTTGCAAGAATATTCCAAGTAGTCGTAGCTTGGTTCAGAGCATTATAGATTACTGGATCGTAGACATCCTGGAGTTCCGCTGAACTCTGCAAGTAGTCTGTGTCAGTATTCTGGTTGGTTGTTATCCCAAGACCTTTGAATTCAAGCTTTGTCCCATTGACTCCAAAGTTCTTGAATTCTCTGGATTCTGCTGCAGACGTGTGTGCTGTCTGCCAGTCCAACCCAATCTTGTCACAAGCCGCTGCAACTCTCCTGAACTGTTCCTTGATTTCAATCTTGCAGTCAGGAGCTAGAACTTCCCTGAACTCTTTAATTTCAACAGGCATCTCTGGTGTTCCGCCTGGAGCACTACCGTCTTTCAACACTTTTTCTTTGACTTCCATCTTCTTCACTACCTTCTCTGCAGCTAGTTCCGCAGTCTTGTTCAACAGCTCCTTTTCTTCACGAGCTTTCTTTCCTTTCTTCCATTTCATAAACTCTTTCTCTTCAGCATCATCCTCTTCCGAACCTTCCCCAACGGGCTGGTCTTCAGAAGACTTTTTCTCTTCAACTTTCGGCTTCTCTTCTACCTTCTCCTCTTCTTTTTTGGGTTCCTCGGCAGGTTTCTCTGAAGCCTCTTCTTCTTTCTTCTCTTTGTCGACCATATCGCTTACCTCCATCGTTTTTTTTGTTCCTTTCCCAACTAACTCTTTGAATTCCTTGAATCCATGTCCCGTTGCTACTGCATGGGGATTTATGGGATTGTTTGCTGCTGTATATCCATGCAAACGGGTTTCTGGAAGCAAGTCCCTGACAAGGGTATCTCCAACCCATGAAAAGTCAGTTGTCAAAAACCCGTTGGTGTCGTAGGTTATGGAAAAGGCATTTAAGTCTCCAGACTTGAATTTTTCTATCAGTTCTGGAGTCTTAGCATCATATTTAAGGAGAGCTGTGTCTACATAGAGTCCATGCTCTCCATCAGTTAACGGAACTACTTTTGCTGGAGTGTTTTCTATATCAGCAAGTCCGAAGTATTCGGGATTGATAGGTCTGCCTTCGCTGTGGTGTTCTCCCATCACTCGGGCATTGGGGTCTGTGTTGATTGCAACAGCCCAAGCATCGAGTGTTTCTTTGAGTATCCTGTCTGGTATTTCAACATCTTCTTGCATATCCAAATCGTCTATATGAGTAGTAGCTATGAGCCCTTCCACATGGAAAGCCTTATCATCTTCTTTGATTTCCACTCCTCTGACCGGACACAAAAATTCTTTTTTCTCGTGCTTCCCTGGAAGAGCTTTGGTGTCATCGTACTTGTGCTTTTTTAGCCAGCGATAATAATACTCTTTTCCTTTCTCCTTTCCATACTGCTTAACAAAGCGCATATAGACTTTTTTGAAATCAGAGTGCATTGGCATAAGCATCACATTTACGGATTGATTTTTTTTCCTCCAGCAGCTAATTGATTCTTCATCTGAGTATCCTGTTTCTTTTTTGCTTTCAATCGATTATCTTGATTGGGAATCACGTTACGGTCAGTTTCGAGATTCTGGCGCAACATGCCAGTCTTCATAGCTTCCTCATCTCTTTTCTCTTTCTCGGCTTGAGCTTTCTTGACCATTTCTGGTTCTATATCCAAATATCTTCCTGCTTCTTCAACAGTCCATACACCCATCTGTATTCTCTGTTCTGCAACAGATGTTCTCTGCATCGCATTCTGTGTCTCTCTGACTTCATCTTGCAGGTAGCCTCGTCTGAAAGACATCTTTACCCCAAAGAGAGGCTCCCAGAGCTGACTGTTGTAAGCTGCTTCAAATTTGCTCTGCCAGACACTGATTTTTCGCCAGTAACCACTGTCTGCGAGGCCACCTGCATCTCCCCCCGAAGCAGCTTTTCCCACCAAGAACGGGATACGACTTACAGGCACTCCATACATCATGGCGAGGACACCAACAAGGTAAAGGCCTAAATCCTTGTTCTCCATCTGATGTTCCACATCCATGAGCTTCTCTATAGTTAAGTCTCCCGTAAATACTAGGTTTCCATGTTTGTTTTGAATCCTCTTGTACTTTGTGAGCGTATCAATGAGATATTTGTGATTCTTGCTTCCTGCTAGCTCTTTTGGAAGAATGAATACGTTGTCCGGTTTTCCTCCGTTCTCGAAGAAAGAAATGTAATTTTGGGTGATTAGCCAGAGAAGATAGATTTCAGAGAGAAGCGCCTCCATAGGTGGGAAGGGCCAGACTTTTCCATCCAGGGGCATAAGCTTGAAAGTGATGATTTCTTCTGGATCATATTCTTGTGTGTGAACTCCTACTCTCTGAATATACTTCAGAACCTCATGTTCGTCTGTATGCATGGAAACCGTACTTGATGCAACATGCCTCAATTTTCGAGCAAGCTGGTCTGTGTGTTTCAGCATTATGTACTCACTGAGGCGTTCTGCTTTAAATTCCAGTTCTTTTGTCTCAAGCTTACCATAAGTGTCTCTGATGACAGTTTTGCTAAATTCTTTGACTTGTTCTTCGCTGAGAGAGCCAATCCAGTTATATCCTATTCCAGTGATAAGGAAATCGTAGATGGTCTGTTCTGCTAAGTCTAGTCCTTTGTTGGCTGTCCAGAAGTGTTCTGCTTTCAATATTTTGTTCCGGCCTGATTCTATGTCTTTCACAGGCTTGAACTCTATCTTGTCGCTCAGCATATCAGTAGCTATGATGTTAAGAAATCCCATCAACTGTGGGCTTCTCCTGGCCCATTTCATATAGGTCTTGAAATTGTTGTCTGCTGTGTAAGGATTGAATTGAGAGAATCGATCCACGAAAA